TGTTGTTAATATAGATGCAATAGAACCTATCATTGGTTCTGATAACTGTGAAGCTGCTGTTGTAGGCGGATGGAGAGTTATGGTTCGTAAAGGAACTTTTTTACCGGGATCTAATGCAGTATATTTTGAAATTGATTCAAAGTTACCTGAAACTGAACAATATGCCTTTTTAGCTCCAAAGCATTATAAAGTAAAAACTCAAAAATATACTTTTGGAGGTAAAGGAAACTTTATTTCCCAAGGATTACTTATGTCTTATTCAGATTTAGGTTGGGAGATAGATGACCACCAAGTAGGAGATTTTGTTACTGAAGAATTAGGAGTTAAATATTCTATTGCAGATGATAATAAAAGAAAAGCCACTGTAAATAAATATGCTAGAATGAAACAAAGAAATGCTAAATTATTTGATAAATATAAATTTTTAAATAAGATATATGCTAAACCATTTGGTAAAAAAGTATTATTCTTATTCTTAGGAAATAGACGAGATGCTAGAGCATCATTCTGGCCTGAGTGGGTAGTAAAAACAGATGAAGAAAGAGTTCAAAACTTACCTCAATTATTCCCAGGAGATGATACTGAGTGGTTTGTAACTGAAAAAATAGATGGAACATCAACTACATTTACAATGAAAAAAGGGAAAAGAAATAAATATGAATTTTATGTTTGTTCAAGAAATGTAGTTTTTGATAAACCTGATAAACAATGTTTTTATGAAACTAATGTATATACTCAAATTGCGGAATTATATGATATGGAATATGTATTACATGATTTATTATATACTTCAGGCAAAGATTTAATATTTGTAACTATACAAGGAGAAACATATGGGAAAGGAATTCAACAAAGAGATTACCATATGAATGATATAGACTTTAAAGCATTTAATTTAATATTTGGATATAAGGATGGCCGCGTTGAAAGATTAAATCCTAGAGAAATGACAGATTGGTTAGACCGTTATGAAATACCTTGTGTTCCTATATTAGATGAACATTTTAAATTACCTGCTACTATTGATGAAATGGTTGCATATGCAGATGGAGATTCTGTAATTGATGGAGATTATAGAGAAGGAGTCGTTTTAAGAACATATGATGGGGTTAATTCATTTAAAGCTGTTTCAAATTATTATTTAACTTCAAAATATGGAAATAATTAATATGAGAAAGAAAAAAGAAGAAGAAATAAAAAATATTGTTATAGATGCTATTACTGACTTTCTATATGACCAATTAGAAAGTTATATAGAAAGTACAGTATATTATATAGAGGGTTGCCGCAATTTACAATTAAAGACAGAGAAAACTAATTGTTCTTTTACCGTTTGGATCGCAGATCCAGATCTAATAAATGAATATGGAGATTATTTTGATATATGTGAGATATATCATATTCATTATAATGATTTATTAGGGTGGGTATTTAAAGATTTAGATAAACAAAAAGCAATTATAGAAAGAAATGTTCAAAGGTATTTGTTTTATAAAGAAAAACTTCAACAAAATTAATTTTGTTGATTTTTTTATTAAAATATAATATAATATATATGTAAATGAAAAAATAAGATAATAATTGGAAAGGGAGATGATTATTATGTTAAAAACTAAAACTTTAATAGACAAATTAGGAGAAGAATATGCACCTATGTTAAGAAAGGTAAATATTCCAGATTTTACTAAATGTATTGCTCAAGTATCAGGGTTAGATATGAATGAGGTTAGTGATGATGTAATCGAAGAATACCTAACTCATTGGGCAGTTAATAAAAAAAGATTTTTTGATTTAATGGGAGATATTAAAGTAGATATTCCTTATGATTATGTAGATACAGATTCAAAGTTCGGAGATAAATTAAGAGAAATAGGAAAAAAATATCCTGCTTATTTCTTATGGTTCAAATTATTTGATGGATTAAGAAGTAATAAAATTGAAAGAGATAATTTATCATATAATGATGAAAATGATTTAGAAGATGCTTTTGGTAGAGAAGTAAATGTAGAGGGTATGACTTTAACTCATTTCTTTAAGAAATATTTACAAGCTCCAGATGAAATAACTACTGAAATTGGTAGAGTGTTTGAAAATACTGCTTTAAAAGCAAATTTCACTATTTCTATTGACCCAGTAGATATGATGACTGCAAGTGAAAATCCATATAATTGGACATCTTGTTATAGATTAGAAAGAGATTTCTTTGAATGCCATGCGGACGGATGTATTGCCGCAGTTCTTGATACAACTTCTATGATTACTTATGTATGGACTAATGAGGGTAAATTAAATTTATATAATAATTTTGAATTAAAGAATGTTAGATATAAAAGAATGAGAATGTGGATTGTAGTATCTCAAGATATGAAAACTATTCATTTTAATACTATATACCCAGGTAAATATAATTATAGTGATAGTTTTAATAAAGAAATTAGAGGCGTAGTAGAAAAATATTTCTGTGATAAATTAGGTATTAGAAATATGTGGAAAAGAGCTGATACATATATAAATTGGTTCATCAATTATGGATATGGAGAATTTAGTGATAGTGATATATGGACTCAAAGTGATAGCGAACCTCAAAATTTAATGGTATATGATGTGCCAATTAAATGTCCTGATGGATGCGGAGATAATTTAATTCCAACTAGTGGATATGAGGAAGACGAAGAATTTAGATATAATGGAGATGGGCTTCGTAGAGAAAATTATGAAGAATGTGATTACCGCCATTATTGTGATTATATAGATGATTATTGCGAAAGTGAAGATTGTGAATACTGTGAACATTGGAATAGAGAAAATGCTTTATGTGCTGAACAATTAAGTAGGGGAACTCAAGTATATTGTCCTAATGCACAAGAAGCTGAAGAAGAAGGAGAAAAAGTATTCGATCCATATAATAGTAGAGAAGTTCATTGCGGAGGCCAATGTGAGAGCTGTAGATTTCATCAGATCGAACAACAATTAGAAAGACAACAAGAATTAATAAATAATGTAGATAATATGAGAGAAGAGATTGCGACAGATTTAAATAGTTTTAACACTGCTGTATATACTTGGAATTGGAGCGATGCTGGACATCAACTAATTATAGATAATAACCCTTTAGATGCATTTAATAATTGGAGAGCATATACAGTAAATACAGATGAAGTTAATTCTTCTAACGAAGATAATAACTAGCGGAAGGCCTCGATCAAGATAGAATTGATCGGGGCCGCCGCTTTTCACTTTATTTTTTATAAAAAATATTATATAATTAATATGTAAATAAGAAAGGAAAGTGATAGCAATGAAATGGAATTTATTTAAGTGGACTTCTAAGGATATATTAGACGAGGAAGAATATGTAATATATAAAAAAGGTTGGTATGATTATGGAACTTATGATTCTTTACAAGTAGTTCAAGAGATAATTAATCATGATGTTATTCTATATAATCATATATGTATGGAAGACGAAAATGCTGACATAGAAGAACCTAGATATAAAATAGAACAAGATTGGAGGGGAGAAGAATGTTAAATCAATTAATATTAGTAGGAAGATTAAAATCTATAAAAGGTGATTACTTTACTCTTGCAGTTAATGCTTCTTATAAGAATAAAAAAGGAGAGTATGATACTTATTTAATTGATGTTTATATGAAAGGCACTGTTGCTGAAAATGTAAAAGAGTATTGTTCAAAAGGAAGCATAATGGGAGTAAAAGGACATATAGAAAGTAAAAATAGATTATATGCTGATAAAGTAACTTTCTTATCTGGACCTAGAAAATAAACTTTATTTTTATAAAAAATTATTATATAATTAATATATAAATAAAGGAGATGGTGTAAATGAAGAAAAAAATCGTAAAGAGGCTACATGAAATTATAATTGAAATTATTAACGCAGATGAGGAACAATTAAATGCTTTAGGGGCTGAATTATTAGAGATTGAAAAGAAATTACTCAAATACACTAGCAACCAAAAAGAAAAGTAATAAAACTTTTCTTTAAAAATATAATTGTCGGTGTAAGTGGGAAAGACTATAAGATGAGAGTGAGAGCGTTTTTCCTATCAACGAACTTATGCGAAGGATAAATCGTTGAACCCCTGACTAAGGAAAATTAATAGAGATTTTCTTTGGCGGCAATTATATTTTTAAAAAAGAGTTTTATACTCTTTATATATAATGTGTTCACTACTAGCGAAAGTGTGATATCCGTTGGTTACGGTTGAAAGACCTATTAAGGTCAAGTAAAAAATAACCTTTCAATAAATATAGTGGGTATAGTTTATTTACAGGTTCGAATCCTGTCCGGTCCTACGGGATCGGTGGCGAGATGGCAAACGCAAACTTGGGTGGGGACTTTAAGCAGAGAAGGAGCTCCAAGCTTAGTCTATTGAGGTATTAAATATTTATTGAAACTTAATAAGAATACTTTATTTTTTATAAAAATTATTATATAATATATATGTAAATAAGAAAGGAAAGTGATAATTTATGAAAAATGTTAAATGGACAGCAAATGAATTATTAGATACTCTTAATAGAGAAGTTAATATGGACGAGATGAAAGAATTATACAAAGCCTTTATTGCATATGGATGTGGACTTGATGAAATTACTGATAAAGTAGATAAAATCTTAGATGAAATAGTTGAAGTTGACTATTATGCTAATGATTATATAACAGGTTTTGTCAATGATGAAATCATGGATGCCGCAAAAGAAAAACTTGTTGATTATTTATAAAAAATATTATATAATTAATATGTAAATAAGAAATAAAACAAAAAGAAAATCGTCTGATGGTGTAAATCCAGTTTAATCAATCAATATCGGGCGAAGGTTGAAAAATCCTTGTTTTATATAAAAATGTTTGGCAACTACATTTAAAAATAAGTTGTGTAGGCAGTATGGCAATCTTATTAGTGGGTATCCCATATCGCCGTAAGGAAATGGAACTATTAGAGTTTATAGGTTCTCTGGTTGTGTAGGGGATGGGTCAAAACCTAAATATTTATGGAAAGGAATTGATAATATTATGGAAAAGAAAATAACTAAAAGAGAAAACTATGCATCTTTAAGAACTATCGCTGAAAATTTAGGTAGAGAGGATTTAGTAGCATTTATCGACCATGAAGTTGAATTACTAAATAAAAGAGCTGCTCATCCAACTTTAACAAAAACTCAAAAAGAAAATCTTGAATTAGTTGAAGTTGTATTCAATGCTTTAGTTGATTTAGCAAGACCAGTTACAGTTACTGAATTTCTTGAAGCTAGTTCAATAGAAATGTCTAATCAAAAAGCATCTGCTCTATTAAAGAAATTAGTAGACAGCGAAAGAGTTGTAAAAGTAACTGAAAAAGGAAAATCTTACTTCTCAGTAGCAAACTAACATATTAAATAATATATAGGAGTTCTACAAAACAGATTCTCTCCTTTATCAAAAGACTCTGTCTATATATAAATTTGGTTTCTATCAATCTTCCCGCAGTATTTCAAATATTGTCATACGGAATAAGATTGAGCCTTACTTAGGCGATAACTGCACGCGTTAACTAATCCTTGCGTTATCGCGGGAATGTCAACCAAAAGTTATATATATATAAACTGTCGGCTACAGGGACAGTATAAATGTGGGCGTAGTAGAGTGTTTAGAGGTTATAGCTTATCCCACAGGGTACACGGCTTTAGGAGAACCTGATAAAAGCTAATTAAATTGATTTTTATTAAAAAATATAATATAATATATATGTAAATAAGAAAGGAAATATTTACAAAGTCATTAAAAAAATATAAAAAGAAAAGGAGAGTGGATTATAATGGAAAAAATGACTAAGAAACAATATTTTGAAAACTTAAAAGGATTTGTTAAAGGAGATGCTAATGAAGCTGATTATATAGCTTTCTTAGATAGACAAATCGAGTTAGCTTCTAAGAAAAGAACTGCTAAAACTAAAAATCAAATCGCTAATGAAGGACTTGTAGAAGATATTTATGAATTCATCGTTGCTACAAATGGAGCTGTTACAGTTGCTGACATAATGGGTAACTTTGAAGGAATGTCAAATCAAAAAGTTTCAGCATTAGTTAAGAAATTAGTAGATGCAGGAAGAGTTGAAAGAGCTAAAGACGGTAAGAAAACAATCTATACAATTGCTGACTAATCTTTAAGAAATAAACTGAAAGGGTTTGCAAAAACCCTTTTTTAAACTATGAGGAGGATTGAATTATGAAAGAAAATACTATAAATGGATTACAAGAATATTTAAAATCAATAGGACAATATGAAGTATTCACCCCTGAGGAAGAAAAGGCTGCGTTCCAAGCATATAGAGACGGTGCCGCCGCAGTTAAAGAAGAAATTGTAACTAGAAACTTAAAATTAGTTGTGTCTATTGCTAAAAAATATAGAAACAATGGAATTAGTTTTGTAGATTTAATACAAGAGGGTAGTTTAGGACTTATGACCGCTGTTGATAAATTTGATCCAGATAAAGGTTTTAAATTTTCTACATATGCGACACATTGGATCAAGCAAGCAATTATGAAGGCTATTATAAATACAAGCAAAGAAATTAGATTACCGGCTCATGTAAATGCAAAATATTATGCAATAAGAAGGGCTCAATCTAGATTGGCTCTTGAAATGAATAGAGAACCATCTCTAGAAGAAGTTGCTGAAGAATTGCATATGGATAAAGATGAAGTCAAGGATTTATTAGATATAGCACAAAATTCTATATCATTAGATACTCCTGTTGGAGATGAAGATGACAGCACACTAGGAGATTTTATTGAGGATTACCGCTTTGAATCTCCAAATAACCATATAGATGAATTAGATCTAAGGGAACAATTATTAGCTGTTATGGATAGTTTAGAACCTAGAGAAAAAGAGGTTTTAATAAAAAGGTATGGTTTAGAAGAAGGGGCAGAACCTATGACTCTTGAAGAAACTGGAAAAAGTTTAAATCTTTCTAGGGAAAGAATTAGACAAATAGAAGATAAGGCTTTAAGAAAGTTAAGAAACCCGATCAGAAGCGAGAGATTAAAGCCATATATGAAAGATTTGGTTGCTTAGCGGCAACCTTTTTAATTGCGGCTATACGATTTTTTTCAATTTTTATACCGAAACTATTGATTTTTTTAAAATTTTATGATATAATTAATATGTAAAATAAATAAAAAAGAAAAAAATTATGAAAGGGAAAGGTGATTAAAATGAGAAAGGACTACATTTTAATTGACAGAATTGATAATAAAATTTATAAGTATGAGAACTGCGCAACAATGCAATGGCAACTAAGTAATTTAGTGTGGAAATATGAAAGCCACGGTTGGCTTTTAGACAAAAATGTGTATAATAATGGTAATGTGATAGCATTAAGATATGCAGGAAATATATTTAATAATTAGGAAAGGGAAGGTGTTAAATATGTTAAGAAAATATGTTGTTATTGACAAAATGGAGGGCGAAGTTTATTATTATCCAGATGAAATAACTATGGGGTTCGCAATGGAAGGAATAACTGACCGCCGCGACAGATTAGATATTGAATATCATATTAAATATTACAACTTTGGAAGAGTAATCGTTATATATTAAGAAAGGGAAAGGTGATTGAAATGTTTGATTATAAATTAGAAAATGGAAAAGTAATTAGAATAAGTGAGGCTACAATAAGCAACTTAATGAAAAACTTAAATATAGACAGAGAAGATGCTATTCAAGTATATCTTGAAGATGAGGGTTATGAAATTAACGAGGAACAAGAAGAATTAACTCAAAAAGCAAAGGATAATAAAATAACTGCTACTATCCACAAGGCTGAAAGAAAAACTAAGGAAAGAAAGAAAGTAGAAAGAAAACCAAATCCAGATAAAGAATTCTTAATTCAAACTTTATTTGAGGCTCTTGATATAGAGGGGTGCGAAAATAGAGTTGTTGAAAATGTTGGTAAGATAATCACATTTGAGTTTAATGGAAAGAAATTTAAGTTAGATTTAGTAGAAACTAGGGTAAAGAAAAACTAACCTAGTTTTTTCTTTGTAAAATCGGCGGTTTCCGCTTACAATATAAAGAAATTGCCAATTCTGCCAAAAGGAAATTTCTTGCCAAATGGCGATTTTTGACGAATATTTCTACAAAAATTCCATTGGACTTTTTTGAAAAATTTTTGTATAATATATATGTAAGAAAATGGGGAGGAAAGTATGACGCAAAAAGAATTAGCAGAGAAATATGACTATAGTGAAACAAGCATATACAAAAACTTTCCAGCTGTCCAACAAGGGATATTAAAAAAATACGGCATATATATAGAAAAAATAGGGCGTGGTAAAAAAGCAGTTTTTATTGAAAAAGAAAAGCCTGAAGGACAACAAATGAAAGATTTAAAAGAATTTCTAGATAAGAACCCCGCAATAAAAGAATACTTTGAAGGAATAGAGGGGTAGGTGCTGGTATGGGAGATAAAAAGTTCGTGGTTATGGAATCTTGGATCGGTGCTGCCGCAGATATTTTAGAAGGAGAAGAACTTTGGGAATTTTGTTACGGGCTAATGGTATATGGGCTATATGGTGATATAATAGAAACAAAGAATAAAGCAGTTGCAATGGCTCTTAAAATGGTGTATCCGCAAATAGATAAAATGGGGGCTGCATATGATAAAAGAGTTGCCGCATCTCAAATAGGGGGCGATGTTAGGGCTAAGCTTGATTCGGGGCGTATTTGGGGGCTAGCTCATAATGAGGGGCTATCTGGTGCGCAAATTAAAAAGATTTTGGAAGATGAATTAGGTTTCAAAATTTCAGACTCCACATTATATCATAATAAAGGTTGGATTGAAAGGAAGAATGATTCGCCAGATTTTTGCCAAATGGCAGAAAGTTCTGCCAAAACTAATGAAAATTGCCAAAAGGAAATTTTGGCAGAAAATGGAAATTTCCAAAATTGCCAAATGGAAGAAGAGGAAAAAAAAGTTGCCAAATGGCAATTCTAATTTAAAATTTGCAAAGATTGCCAAAAATTTTGCCAAAGTTTGCAGAAAAAATTGCCAAAGTTGCCAAATGGCAAACTTTGCAGACCCTAAAATAAAATAAAGGAAATTTTGCAAATTTTTGCCTAACGGCAAAAGTATGCAAATCTAGCGCTGGGTTATTTTTGGCAGAGTAATAAAGGAAGGATGGATAAGAAAGATGTTTACAGTATATGGAATAGAGTATAATCATAGGGTTATATATATAGGTTATAGAAGATATGATAGTGAGTTAGAATTAGAAGAACAAAATTATATAGATTATACTACAGAAGTATTATATAATAATGATGGTACTTATTGGGAAGATATAAAAAATAATAAAGATTTAACACAAGATAATATTATTATATTTAAAATAGTAGATAATATAGATAGTGCTATAGATGTAAGTAATAAATTAAGTTATTTAATATTACCTAAATATAATCAAATAGAAGCAGATGGAAGTAATATATATTATGTATTTCCAAATGATTATAGAAAAAGAGTGATAGAAGGAACTTTAACTAAGGAAGAAGAAGATAAGTTTTTAAATGAAGAAGATAAAAAAGAAAAAGAAGAGGCATTGCCGCTTTCACTAGAGCAAGAAATGCTATTATTAAATTAACATTTGGCTATTGTTAATGGTAGGAATAGTAAATATGATAGATATGAGTAAGGATGTGCTGTGTGCGGTGACCGACCGCGTCCTATCATATATAGAACTTTTTCAAAAACGAAAAACGGTCATTCATATATAAAAAAATTGAAGTCTCAAAGACTTCTTTTTTAATTGAATTTGCCTATTGTCTGCTTACCATTTTGCTATTGTCCTAATTTTGTGGACATTTTATCGTCTCAAATAAAAATCTAAGCTCATTTTGCCAATTCTTATTGATTTTATTAAAAAAATATTATATAATATAATGGGAAGTGTTTTTTATATAAAAAAAATATTACCTTTTTCTTTTTATTATACCATATTTTATTTATTTTGTCAAATGCGGAAGCGCGGTTCCCGATCTGAGAAATTTAAGCGAAGCTAAATTTCTTTTTTTTGAACATTATAACATAAAATTTTTATTTTGTCAATCGAACAAATGTTTGTTTGCTAGAAGTAAATTATGCAAACCATATAACATAAATTTTGATGCAGGAATCTTAATTTTGGGATCATATAGGACTGGTTCGCGGTCCATAGATCCAGGAAAAAATTGCATATAGGAGTTTTGGGTCTGGGTTCGGGCCCACTGCGTTCGCCCGCGCCGCGACGAAGTTTTAGGAAATAAAAAACACGCAAAAAATTACGTTTTTCGCTTAAAAAATACCAAAAACACTTGATTTTGCGCAAATTCGGCGCAATTCGACCATGGTCGCGCCGCTTTACAGTCAATTTACATGTAAATTTACGTAAATTAGACAGTAAATTTGCATTTTTTTGATGTAAACACGCAAAAAAGAGTGATTATTCACTCTTTTTAACTCTTTTTTCAGTTAAATCTATTTTAAAGTCCTTATTATCAACTCTAAATGTAATGATTTTACCTACATTTTCAATTGTGATATTTTCAGCAATAGGTTGTAAAGCATTTGCAACTACTTGAATAATATTTTCTTTGGTTGGATTAGGTTTTCTTTCCCTTACAACTTTTTTTCTTTCAGTAGTAGACTTTGCAACATTTTTTGGTTTATTGCTTTTTGCTTGTTTGTCAAGTTCTTCTAAATCTTCATTTACAAGATAATCATTATCTTCTAGGAACATTAACAAGACATCTTCTAAATCAGTATTTAATGATTTCATTGTCTTATCTACCCACATTTTAGAACATTTAACAACTTTTCCATTATCAAGTGTAATTTCAATAACCTTTCCATTTTCAACATAACTTTTCATTTTATCACTCTCCTTACATTTTAATTGTATCATAATAAGGTTTATTTGTCAATACTTTTTTTTTAATTTTGTGCGGGAACCGGTCAATTTTACTTTAACCGGTTCCCCCGCTTTAATTACATTATTGAGAAGAAAGCAATTTTCTTTTCAATAGTTTTTGCAACTTTGTTGCTATCAACTAATTTTTTAAGTAAAGCACTTATTTTTTGATTTGATAGATTTGCAAGTGTTTCATTAGCACTTTGTAAATCAGTTATTCTAACTGGTTTTGCTAAATCAGTTAATGTTTCAACAATAGTTTTCATTATTGCAACATTTTCTTTTTGAGTTTTAGTTTCAGTCTTTTTGCTTGACTTATTTTCTAATAACTCAATTTCATGATTTGCAAAATCTACTAAATCAGTCATTCCGTTTTCAGTAGCAAGTTCTACAACCTTTCTAAAATAATCTTTTTTTGTTAATTTCTTTTCAGTCATTTTAATCACTCTCCTTTTCTTTGACTGTGTAAATAAGTTCTTTTCTTATTTACATTATAATTATAACATTTTTAATTAAGAAAGTCAAGCATTTTTTTTAATTTTTTTAAATATTTTTTTATTTAATTTTTGCTTTCCCTTTCCTTCTTACATTATAATTATACCATAATTAGAAAATAAGTCAAGTATTTTTTTAAAAAAAAATTAAAAAATTTTTTTGCCTAGTTTCCAATACAACGCCACGCCGTGTGTCATTTCAGGATTTACAAAAAAAGTGTAAAATTTGCAAAAAAGTATTGACAAAACCCAAGCGGCTGTGTTATAATAAAATTTGGGCCGCTCCGTGGGTCAGCGGCCCGATCAACTCAGCCAGGTGTATCATTTTTTCTCAAATAAAAAGGGGGTTTACACCCCATTGACATTAGTTAGCGTAAAAGTATGCTTTCTTTTTGTCAATTACTTTACAAATTACTTGACTATCTACAAGTTGTTTTAGTAAAGCACTCATTTTTTGATTGCTTAATTCACTTAATTCAGTGTTAGCATTTTGAATATCAGTAATAGTCATTTTACTAGCACTTTCAACTAAAACATTTGTGATAGTTTCTTTTATGCTTTCATTAGCAATTTGAGTTTTAGTTTTTGTATCACTTGATTTTTTTCTATCAAGTAATTCAATCTCGTGATTACAAAAATCAACTAAGTCCTTTCTATTTAATTCAGTAGCAAGTTTGATAATTTCATTGTAATTATCTCTTTTTGTAATTTTTCTTTCCATTTCCAATCACTCTCCTTTACTTAATGGATTTCTTATTACATTTATATTTTATCATAACTTGCTTAACTTGTCAATACTTTTTTATTAAGTTTTAACATTTTTTGTTAAGCAAGTTATGTTGTTGCTTTCCTTTCTTATTACATTATTATTATAACATTTTTGATTTTAAAAGTCAAGCATTTTTTTAACTTTTTAATAATTTTGCTAGATTTTCACAAAAAGCGAAATTTTGTTTGTAAAAATCAACTCCCCACATTGTTGCTTGAAACTCGGCGGGTATTTCAAAATAATTTTTGAAATATTCTTTTTCAGTAATAACATTGTTTTCATACATAAATGTATAAATGCTATCAAGTTTTTCTCTATTATCTTGTAATTCTTCAGTATTTGTCATTATGTGTCCCAACTCGTGAAGAATAGCAATTACACAATAGTTAGGTTCAAAATCAATTTTTTCACTTAACCAATTACAAAATAATTCATTTATTCTACTAAATCTTTTACTACCTAAAAAGATTTTTTCTTCATAAATATCACACTCAAAGCGACTACCTTTGTAAACTTTAATGTCGCTATCTATTTCATTGATAAAGTCTTGAATAAGGCGAACATCTTGTTTGCTAAATGTTTTTCTTTTCATTTTTATCACTTCCTTTATTTCTTACATTATAATTATAACAAATTATTAAAAAATTGTCAATAGAAAAATGTAATTTTGTGAAAAAATTTTTTGTAATACAACGCGGCCAGGCGTGTCAAAATTTTTCCAAGTGTAAAGTAAATGTAAAATGCGGCGCCAGGCAGATGAAATGGCCGTCCGCGCGCCGCCGCGTAAATGAAATGTAAAGTGCTATTGTAAAATAAAAAGTAAAGTTTACACTTTACTCTTGATTTGAGTTTACAATAACTTGATAATCTTTCCAAGTCGGTGCTTGATTTAGATTTACAAAATTATTATATTTAGCACTTGCTTTGAATATTTCATATTCTATTGAAATATCTTCAAGTCCTGTGTGTGCTTCTTGAAAATTAGGGTTTTTAGTTAAGTAAGAATAAATTGCTTGAGCAGTTGTTCTTACTCTACCACTAGCAGTTATGAAATCACTTTCAATTTTGCCATTTTTAACACTTGTTAAGTCAATATTTAATAAGCACCAATTTTCATAATCTATTGACTTTGTGATAGGTTTTGCAAGTTCCATTGTGTCTAAAACATTGATATTTTCAAATGGGTTTTGTGTTTCAAACTCATTGAAATATTGACATAACATTGAATAATCAAACTTGCCATTGTGTGCTACCATTGTGTCAATTTGGTATTTATCAATTAACTTTATTAAGTCTTTTGATATTTCATTAGCACTATACAATTTATACCTTTTATCATTTTCAATTTTGCTTTGATAAGTTGGGTATTTACTAGCACTAAAAGTACAATTCATTATGTATTTATTATTGAAAAATCTTCTTACTAGATAACTTTTTTCAACAATAATCTTATCTTGTTTAACATTTATAATTTTCATACCAATTTCAAATGGTAAACAACTTTCAATTACATTTAGAGTTCCAATAGTTTCAATATCAATAAACATTAAATATTCTAACTCTTTTACATTAACCATTTTTTTTCTAGTTGGATAACTAACTTTCATTAAAATCACCTTTCCTTAATTACATTATTATTATAACATAATTATTTTTTATTGTCAATACTTTTTTTACATTTTTTTAATTTTTTAGTGGGGAAGAGAAATTATTTTCTCTTTCCCTTTTTAGTTGATTTCATAGGTTTAATTCCTAATCTATCATTTTTTCTTGCTTGAGCAAGTGCTTCATATTTTGCACGAGTTGCGTGTCTTTTTGCTGGTGTCATTGCCATTTTAATCACTCTCCTTTTTTTATTTACATACTAATTATAGCATACTAATAAAAAGAAGTCAATACTTTTTTTAAAAAAAAATTAATTTTTTTCATTATTTTGGGATAACACAACTGAGCCTAGCGTATCAAAAGCGGTTGACAAAAACTTTACAGATCAGTTTACATAAATTTTACGGCCCGCATTGACTGCCCGCGGGCCGCTCGATCAACTCAGCCTGGCGTGTCATTATTAGCGCAAACAAAAGTCAACCTTTTTAGGTTGACATTTCGACTAGCAAGCGAAGTATGCTTTTTTCTTGTCGATTTGTTTTTTAACAGCGCCACTGTCAACTAATTGTTTTAGTAAAGCGCTTATTTTTTGATTAGATAATTCGCTTAATTCAGCATTTGCGCTTTGAATTTCGCTAATTGTTGCAAATCTTGCTAAGTCAGTTAAAGTATTAACGATAGTTTCTTTAATACCTTCGTTAGCGATTTGATTTTTAGATTTTACATCGCTAGATTTTTTCTTATCTAGTAATTCGATTTCGTGATTAGCGAACTCTACTAAATCAGTTCTACCTAATTCCTTTCCTAATTCTACGATTTCATTGTAGAAAACTCTTTTTGTTTTTTTAACTTCTGCCATTTTTATCACCTTCCTTTTCTTTATTTAATAAGGGTTGGCTTCCCTCATTTACATATTAATTATATCACTTTGAGTTTTATTTGTCAACACTTTTTTTTGAAAAAGTTATAAAACTATAACTTTTTCTTCAGTGCCTTCAACATACTCAATGTGAGGTGTTGGACTTTGGTAAAGGTCTTCTTCTTCGAAGTCCCAACCTTCATTAGCAGTGTATTCATCATACACACAAACTCTAATGTCGCCTTCTTGAGCCTTTAATTGCTCTAATTTATTAATTAATTCAGTGATAGTCATTTCAATCACTCCTTCCTTATTACATTATTATTATATCAAATTAGGTTATTTAAGTCAAGTCTTTTTAGTGAATTTTTTAAATTTCTTTCACTTTTTTTACTTGCTTTAGTGTAGAATGAATAAGTCGCACTTTTACAAGTTGTTAGTTGAACTCTAGTTTTTCTAGGTTTAATTGTGATAACATTTATATCTTTTTTTGGAGTGTTTACAACATACATTTTTTTCATTTCTATCACCTCTTACATTATTAATTATACTCTTTTTTAAAAATAAGTCAATACTTTTTTTAAAATTTTTTCAACTTTTTCACAACGCAACCACGTGTGTCATTTTCAGGATTTAGTTTACAGTTTATTTACAGATCAGATCTGTCTAAAAAATGTCAAACAAGCATTTGTTCGTAAAATTCGTGCCGCACTGGTCCACCGCGGCCCGCCGATACACCTGGTTGTGTTGTATTGTATTGCCGCATTTTAAAAGCAATTAAGCATACTTAATTGCTTTTGGGTTAGCATTGCGACCGTGTAATTTCTTGTTAGTTTTACCCTTTCTAGCAAGATTTGCCGCAGTTCTAATAAATTGAGTAGCATTTTTGTCTACAACTGCTTTTGTAGTTTTCATTGGTCTTTTAGCCATTTTAATCACACACCTTTCTTATTTACATTTTAATTATAACACACTATTGTTTATTTGTCAATAGTTTTTTTTTATTTTTTTATCTAGTAAGAAAAGCATACTCTTTGCTTAACTCACAACCTAAGAAGATAGCACTAGGATAAACTCCTAATCTTTTCATTAAAGGTTGATAATCACTTAAAGCATCAGTGTAACTTTCATAATAATATTTTGTTTTATTAGTTTTGCAATAAATGTAATATTTCATAATGTAATCACCTTTCCTTCTTACATTTTAATTATACCATAACCCCCTGTAATTGTCAATACTTTTTTAAAAGTTTTTTATTTTTTTTTCTACTAGGCAAGTCCAGTAAATGTCGCCCTCTTGTGTTTGGTGTTTAACTAGGTTTTCAACACTTCCACATCTTTCGATTGCGTGTTCATAATTTCTTTGGTCTTGTAATTGTAATAATTTGAATAACCCAACTATTGCTAACACACAAGCAACAACTTCTAATACATTCAACATTTTTTCTTTCATAATTTTTCAACTCACTTTCCTTATTTATCTTACATTATTATTATAACAAATAAATAAAAATAAATCAATAACTTTTTATCAACTTTACATTTTGCTTACCTCTTAACCTGACCTTTTGGGAATAGATATCAACCCTTTGTTAGAGTGTAAAGTAAATGTAAAGATCTAAGCCTGAGTTCTTACGCCAAATTCGGCTCGTGCCCATCCACCACGAGCCGCCAGCCGCACTAAAAAGAAAAAAGGCAAACCTTTTTTTGGTTTACACTTTTTACTTTTGTTTAGTTTATTTACATAATTCTTTTAAAGAATATTCTTTTGGATTTTTTCTAATATCTTTTGTAATGTAATACATTGCAAATGTTAGTGAAAAGTAAATAATTATCTCTTGTGCAATGTGTATTAGATTAAATCCATTTAATGTAATGTGATAAATAATACAATAAATATTAAATAATGATAATGTTATTAATACAATTAATTCATACTTGAATTGTCTTTTATTTCCTTTCTTATTTGTTTTGTTTGTCATTGTAATCAACTACCTTTCTTTCTTTATCTTACATTATTATTATACCATTTCAAGTTTAACTTTGCAATACATTTTGTAAAACTTTACATTTTATTGTTAATAATTATTTTTAATTTAAAATAAAAACAACTTTATTATTCAAATAAAGTTGTTAGTTGATTAAGATTTCTAATTGATAAACCTTTCCAAATCTTTCTTGAATTGTTTGCTAAACTTGTTAGTCTTTTAATTCCAATTCCATTTGAATTGTTCCATTCAATTAAGTTCTTTGTGTAATCATCTAATAAATAACAATTATTGTCAATGTCAATGTTTAATTGTTCTTTGATTATTTGTGCTTTGTTTTGTCCTAATCTACAAAAACAAACGTTCTCAGGTTTGACACTAGGTAAGTAAGTATCTATCCATTGTTTTTTATCAAAATCTGCTTGTTCATTTGGACTTGCTGAAATGATAAATACTTCAACAACATTGTTATCAACTAATTGATTTATTGTATCAATGTTTACAAATGGTTTTAAACTAGCAAAGAAACCTTTTTCGTTATCAAATCTTTTTAAAGCATTTTTTTTGCTATTAAACATTGCTAATGTTCCATCCATGTCTAGAAATAATTTTTTCATAACTTAATCAACTCTCTTTCTTTTTTACATTTTAATTATAACATAATAATAAATAGATGTCAATAGTTTTTTTTAAAAATTTTTTATTTTTTATTGAATAAGTATCTTAATTATGTGATAATAATGTTTTATTATTAGTTTGAAATGTCAAATTGACATTTTTTAAAGTGTAAAGTTTATGTAAAATTCGTATCGCTGCGAGCCTCCGCGACCCTACGAGCTGATCGTTGCTAGAAATTGCTTTTTTGCTGCTACCAAACGTACTTGTGACCTCCGGGTATTATTATGGGAAAAAATTTTTTTTATTTTGCAAAAAACTTTTTGCCTCCACAACAAAATCTCCCCCTTCACACAGAATTCGGAACACGACCCCCTATCTTATCTTCCCATAACTCTCTACTTTTATTATATTATTTCCATACATTTCTTCACAATAGGCAATTCCATTCTCTCTATAACAATCCTTGCCTACCCCTCTATTTCCGTGAATATCTACATATTGATATGCATTATCTGGTCTAAAAACAAAATATCCCACGCCTATAAGAATTCCAATTACGATAAGAGCGGGAATCCATCATAATTTTTTAATAATTTCTTTTTTCCATATTTTCCATATTAACTTTAATTTATTCATGCGGCCATCGGTCCTTCCTGGGGTACAACCTCGTTCCCCGCCTTTCTTTTATTTACAAATATATTATAATATATTTTATAAAATAAATCAATTTTTACAACCTCCATCCAGATTGACAAAAGAAAAATTTTAGATTACAATATAACTATGAGAAAGGTCAAAAATGATTAAATAATATGAGGAAGAAAGGAGTTTACTAATGGACATTAGAAAGTTAGATTATAGCTTAAAAACTGCGGAAGAAAGAAAGAAATTAGTAGAACAAATTATAGCTGAAACTCCTCCTAGTCAATTAACTGACAATTATATTGAAATTTTAAGTAATTATATTATTTTTGCGATGGATAAAAACGAAAAAAAGAAAAAAGAAATTATAACTGATAATAGATTAATAACAATAAATAAAAGAGAAACTTCATATCAAGGATTGGTAAGTAAATTTGAAAATGGAGAAGATGGTTTATACAATATTACAATGGATAATGACAAAAACGTATTATTAACTCCTAAGATTTCAATTAGTCCTAAAGATGTTGCGGAAATCCCTGCTTTAGCAGACCTTAAAGATGCGATTGAAGTAATAAAAGAACAAGAGAAAAGAGCAACAGGTAAAAGAAAATATAAACTTAAAAAATGGCTTATTGAAATGTACCAAGAACAATACACAATTAAAAATGATGTAAAACAAACTATTTATACATCAAGTGCGGCAAGAAGTTTTGCACATTCTGAATTTCCAGATGATATTTATATAGATGAAAATGGAATGCCTGTAAACAAAGGGTTAGTTTCCTTTTTTGACCCTAAGCACATTTCAGCCCTTTTATGTAATTACAGTGCATTAAAAGAAGAGTCTTGAGGAAAATTTGATGGAGATTGCTACTACATGATGGAAGATTTAGATGATTTAGTAGATGATACATTAAAAGAAAAATATCCTTTATACTATGATTTGTTAATTTATAAAATTGATGGTAAAAGTAATGCGGAAATCCAATTTTTATTAGAATTAGATTATGGAATTAAGCATTCTGTAGAATATATTAGTTCATTATGGCGTAATAAAATACCTAAACTTATTGCAGAAAATGAAGTTAAGAGATATTTAAATTGATATTATACATATCAAGAAAAAGGTAAGTGGAAAAAATGTTCTCGTTGTGGCGAAGTTAAATTAGCTCACAATGTATTCTTTTCAAAAAATAAAACTTCAAAAGATGGTTTTTATAGTATTTGTAAAGATTGTAGGAATAAAAAGAATAAAGAGGTGAGTGAATAATGGCGGCAACCGATGTAAAAGATAAATTTTATTGTAAAAAATGCGGTAAGTGGATGGGAGAAAATAGTTTCTTTACATATAAAGATGGCAGTAAAACTGAAATGTGTAAAGAATGTTTAACTATGCATATTGATAATTTTGATGAAAGCACTTATGTTTGGCTTTTAGAAAAAATGGATGTACCTTATATTCCTGCGGAATGAAATATTTTAAGAGATAGAATTTATGAAAAAGATCCTAGTAAATTAAAAAGTTCATCTGTATTTGGTAGATATTTATCTAAAATGAAATTAAAACAATGGAAACAATATGGATGAGAGGATACTGAAGCTTTACAAGAGCAATATAAAAAAGATGCGGAAGCTCGTGCAGAAGAAGCCGCAGCTAGAGAAGCAGAGGCTAAAGAGAGATTTGAAGCTGGAGAAATTTCTGAAGCAGAATATAAAACTATGCTAACTGCTACAACTCAGCATGCGGCAGCAGCGGCTATGGCTCCAATAGGCCAAACTGCACAAGTCCCAACCGGCGCAATAAATGAAAATGATTATATGTCTGAAGATGATTTAATAGACGTTGCTGTTGATTTAACTGAAGATGATAAGAAATTTTTAGCGATGAAATGGGGAAGACTTTATAAACCAAATGAATGAGTTGAATTAGAAAGAATATATAATGAAATGACTGAGTCTTTTGATATTCAAGACGCAGATACAGTAAATACTTTAATATTAATTTGTAAAACTAACCTTAAAATGAACCAATCTCTTGATATTGGTGATGTTGAAGGTTTTCAAAAATTATCAAAAGTATCTGAGTCATTAAGAAAATCAGCAAAATTTACTGCTGCACAAAATAAAGAACAAAAAAATGATTTTGTTGATTCTGTTGGTGAATTAGTTGCAATGTGTGAAAGAGATGGGTTTATTCCTAGATATGCAACAGATATTCCACAAGATAAAGTTGATGCAACTTTAAAAGATATGAATGATTATTTACATAAATTAGTTACTCAAGATTTAGGATTTGGTCAACAAATTGAAGATGCTTTAAAGAAAATTCAAATTCAAAAAGAAATGAATGAGGCGGAAGCAGCTGCCCAAGATGGACAATTCGAGCTTGAGGATGAAGATTACGCAGCCTTTATAGAAGAGATGGAGGCGCAAAAGAACCAAGATTTAGACATTGCTATTGAAGAAGATGGCGGTGATGAATAATGGCGTTAGCAGATTTATTAGAATTAAATAAAAATAAAAACATTACAAAAAAGACAGGAATTTCTGAGGAGAGAATTAAGGAAGTATTACCTATTATTAGGCAGTACGTGTCATTCTGAAGGGAATATCCTGATATTTTCGTGGATTTCCTTTGTGGAAGTAATCCTGAGAATTTTTCCTTATATTTTTATCAAAGAGTGTTTTTAAGAGCGGTAATGCGTCATAGATATGCCTATGCGACATTCCCTCGTGCTTATTCTAAATCTTTTTTATCAGTTTTAATTTTAATGCTTAGATGCACTTTATTCCCTGGCGCACACTTATTTGTTACAACAGGTGGAAAAGAACAAGCTGCGGGAATTGCAAGAGAAAAAGCAGAAGAACTTTGTAAATTAATTCCTGGATTAAAAAATGAAATAGATTGAACAAGAGGTCAAACAAAAGCTAGTAAAAATATGGTTGAATATAAGTTTAAAAATGGTAGCAAATTAGATATTATTGCTGCACAACAAAGTTCCCGTGGTAAACGTGCTACAGGAGGACTTATGGAAGAGTGTATTTTAATTGATCAAACTCTTTTAAATGAAGTTATTATTCCAACCATGAACGTTGATAGAAGACTTTCAGATGGTAGTAGACATGAAGAAGAAACGGTTAATAAATCTCAAATTTATGTTACTACTGCGGGATGAAAAAATTCATTTGCTTATGAAAAATTAATTCAAATTTTAATTCAACAAATTATAGAACCTGCGGAAGCGGTTGTTCTAGGAGGAACTTGGCGAGTTCCAGTAATGGAAAAGCTATTAAAAAAATCTTTTATTGAAGAATTAAAACTTGATGGAACATATAATGATAGTTCATTTGCTCGTGAATATGAGTCTGAATGAAGTGGAGATGCAGAAAATGCATTCTTCTCTGCAGAAAAATTTGATAAACATAGACAATTATTACAACCTGAATATGAATTTAGTGGAAGAAGTAGTAAAAGTGCTTATTATGTGCTAGGGGTTGACGTTGGTCGTTTTAAATGTACAACCGAAGTTTGTATTTTTAAGGTAACTCCGCAAGTTCAAGGCGCAGCTCTTAAGACTCTTGTTAATTTATACAGTTATGAAGCTGAGGATTTTGAACAACAGGCAATACATATTAAAAAATTGTTTTATAAATATAAAGCTAAAATTGCAGTAATAGATGCAAATGGTCTTGGTGCAGGTTTAGTTGATTTTATGACAAAAGCTCAAGTAGATCCAGAAACTGGAGATGAACTATTGCCTTTTGGAGTAGAAGGCGGAACTGCAGAAGATGCTTTAGAACCTTATAAAAAAATAAAAGGTCCAGGTGTAGAAGAAAATGCAATGTATTTAATGAAAGCAAATACTCCAATTAATACAGAAGCTCATAGTTATGTTCAAACTCAATTGTTTAGTGGTAAAATTAAATTTTTAATAGACGAAGGACAAGCTAAAGTTAAATTGATGTCTACAAAAGTAGGACAAAATATGGATAATGATAAAAGAGCAGATTATTTAATGCCATTTACTTTAACTACTATTTTAAGAGAACAAATGTTAAATTTAGTTGAAGAAAATGAAGGTGTTAATATTATTTTAAAACAATCTAATAGAAGTATCCCTAAAGATAAATTCTCTGCTTTTGAATATGGATTATATTATATAAAACAAGAAGAAGATAGAAAGAAAAAAAGAAAGAAAAGAAATATTGCGGATATGGTGTTTTTTACAAATAAATAACTATGTGGGCAATCTTAATTGATTGTCCTCAGCAGTTTTTTATAAAAATATAGAAATGTAAAAATAATTATCCTGATATATTTTTATATAAAGGAGGATAATAAGATGCGAGCAAGTCGTGGAGAAATTAAAATAGAAGATATTTTAAGGACTGCAGGAATGAATTTTCAAGAAGAATATTCTTTTCCAGATTTAATTAGCAATAATGGTCGCCCATTAAGATTTGATTTTGCAGTTTTTGATGATGATGATAATTTGATGTTTTTATTAGAATATCAAGGAATTCAACATTATATTGCAAAAAGTAAATTTGGCGGCGTTAGTGGATTAAAGAAACAACAATACAATGATATGCAAAAAAGAGAATACTGCCGCAAACATAATATTATTTTAATTGCAATTCCTTATACAGATGAATCGTTAATTAGTTATGATTATATTATGAATTCTTATTATGCTCTTGGAGGATTTTAGTAAAGGAAGGTGTCTTTTATGATTACAAACAGAATCAAAGAAATTAAATCTAAAGGATTTAAGATGGCGCCAGCAATAAATCCAGATCCATTTGATGAAAGTTTTAATCCTATTGATTTCTCAAAAATTAAAGTAGGAATTCAAACTTTACAAGATGCAGTATTAGATATCGGAGATTATAAAAGAATAGATCCTAGATTAGGAAATAAACAATTTATTATGAAAGCTATTGCAGATAATAATCTTGCGGCAATGAGAGAAATTTCTAATTTCTTTTATAGAACAAGTGGTATTTATCAAAGATTATGTCGTTATTTAGCTTATATGTATAGATACGACTGGATGGTTACTCCTTATATTAACAGTGATAAAGAAACTGTAACAAGCAAAGCTTTAGAAGATTTTTACAAAGTTTTAAATTATTTAGATAATTTTGGAGCAAAGAAATTTTTTGGAGAAGCTGCATTAAAAGTTATTAAAAATGGTTGCTTTTATGGTTATTTAGTTCCTGGACATAATACAATGCAAGTTCAAGAATTACCTGTTAAATATTGTCGTTCTAGATTTAGTGTAGATGGCAAACCTGCAGTAGAATTTAATATGAAATATTTTGATGATGTATTTAAAGATGCTAATCAAAAAGTAAAAGTTTTAAATTTATTCCCTAAAGAATTTAAAAAAGGATATATTTTATATAAAGAAGGAAAATTACTTCCTGACTTTAATGGAGATACTGCGGGATGGTATTTATTAGATATTAATAGCACAATTAAATTTAATATTAATGGAGAAGATTTCCCAATTATGATTGCGGTAATTCCTGCTTTAATAGATTTAAATGAAGCTCAAGATCTAGATAGAAGAAAAATGGCACAAAGATTATTAAAAATCATAATTCAAAAAATGCCATTAGATAAAAATGGAGATTTAGTTTTTGATGTAGATGAAGCTCAACAACTTCATAATAATGCTGTTAATATGTTGGGTAAAGCAATAGGGGTTGATGTTTTAACAACTTTCGCAGATGTTGATGTAGCAGATATGGCAGATAGAAACACTACTACAACAATAGATGATTTAATGAAAGTAGAAAGAACTGTTTATAATGAAGCCGGTATTTCTCAAATGCAATTTAATACTGATGGTAATATTGCTTTAGAGAAATCAATCTTAAATGATGAAGCTTCTTTATATGATTTAATAGCTCAATTTGAAATTTTCTTAAATGGACTAATTGAACATTTTAATAAAGCTCCTAAAAAAGTATATTATAGAGTTCAAGTTCTTAGAACTACTATTTATAACTATAAAGAGCTTGCAAAAATGTATAAAGAACAAATGCAAGTTGGATTTAGTAAATTGTTACCTCAAATTGCTATGGGACAATCTCAAAGCTCTATTTTAGCAAATGCATATTTTGAAAATGATTTATTAGATTTAATTAATGTATTTATCCCACCAATGATGTCTAGTACAATGAACTCTGATGTATTAAATAGAGTAAATTCTCAAAATAAAGAAGGAAAAATTGAAGCGATTGATCTAGCTGAAGAAAATAATGAAGCTGGAAGACCTTCAAATGAGTCTAAAGATGAACCTGTTTCAGAAAAGACTTTACAAAACAAAGAGTCTCAAAGTTAGGTCAATAAAAGAAAATTTTATTGAATAAAAATTCAAATTAAAGAGTAAAAGGAAAGTAGGATAAGGAGGTATTATAATATGATGCATCAATCAATTGCAACTATTAGTTCTCCTGAATTTATAAATCTTCAACCATTAGATATTAATCCTTTAATGTCAAAATGTGAAATTAAAGTTTTATATGTAGGAGAAAATAGAAATCATAGTTATATTACTAAAGAAGTTGCCGCAGATATGGCAAAAACCTTAAGAGGTGCTCCTATTGTTGGATACTATAAAGAAGACAAGGAGGATTTTGCAGACCATGGAGAACAAGTAATCTTTGATGATGAAGGAGTTAAATTTAATTGTTTAACTAAACCTTATGGTTTTGTAGCTCCTGATGCTAAAGTATGGTTCCAAGAATTCGAGGATACAGATGATTTTGGAAATACTATTACAAGAGATTATTTAATGACTACTGGTTATTTATGGACTGGACAATTTGAAGAAGCAAAAAGAGTTATTGATAAAGGAAATGGCCAATCTATGGAACTTGATGAAGAAACTTTAAATGGACATTGGTCAACAAATATTAAAGATGGTATGGATTTTTTCATAATAAATGATGCAATATTTTCAAAATTATGTATCTTGGGAGAAGATGTAGAACCTTGTTTTGAAGGTGCTAGTATTACTGCTCCTGCGGTAAGTAAATCTTTTAGTAAAGTAGATGATAATTTTAAACAAACATTATTTACTATGATGCAAGATCTAAAATTTGCATTAGAAGGAGGAAAGAACATGGAATTAGAAGAAAAAATAACTAATGAAGAAGAAATTACTGAAGTAGCTGAAGAAGCTATTGAAGAAAATGCAACTGAAGAAGTTATTGAAAATGAAGATTCTATCGAAACAGAAACTACTTCTATTGAAGAAGCTCCTGCTACAGAATTTGAAGCTGAAGAGGCTGCAGAAGAACCTGTTGAAGAAGCTGAGGAAGAAGGAGAAACTCCTTCTGAAGACAAAGAAGAAGAAGAAGTTGCAGAAGAAGAAAATGAAGAAACTGCTGAAGTTGAGGAAGAAGAAACAGTAGAAGAATCTACTGAACCTGAAACTGTATCTGTTGAAGAATATAGCGCTCTAAAAGCTCAATATGCTGAGTTAGAAACTAAATACAATGAATTAGTTGAATACAAAAGCGGAGTTGAAAGAGAAAAGAAAGAAAATTTAATTAACTCTTTCTGGATGCTATCTGAAGAAGACAAAAAAGATGTAAAAGAAAACATTGATAATTATAGCCTTGATGATATTGAAGGAAAATTATCTATAATTTGTGTTAGAAAAAAAGTCAATTTTGATTCAGAGGATTCAGCAGAAAATAAAAATAATACAGAAGAAGAAAATACAACAGTTACAACTTTCAATCTTAATAATACTGAAGAAAGTAATGTACCTGCATGGATTTCTGCTTGTATAAATACTCAAAATAGCAAGAAATAATAGAGGAGGAATTAGTTATGTTAAGAAAAGGTTATGGACAAGTTGAACCTAATCATTTATCTGCACAAAGAACTGGTCAAATTTATGCACAATTACCTGCTGCTGAAGATATTGAAATCTTAGAAAACGGTGAATTTGTTAAATATGACTATGCTAACGGTGAAGTTAACAAAACTGGTGAAGGTGAATGGATGTTAGTATTCAACGAAGTTAAATTATATGATGGTTATAGAGAAACTTACAAAGATTTCGCACAAAAAGTTTCTGATAGCGCTGATGGAAAAATTTATCCAAGAGTTTTCAAAACTAACGTAGGTGATATCTATACAACTAACATGTTAGAAAAAGCATCTGAAGGAGAAACTGAATTAACTGATTTAGAAATCGGTGATGATTTAGGAATCAATGATGATGGATATTTAGAAAAAGACGCTGAAAGCGATATTAAATTTAAAGTAGTAAAGGTTTATACTATGGCAGATGGACAACCAGCTGTTAAAGTACAAAGAATAGCATAAGGAGGATAGAAAATTATGGCATTAGCAAAAAATGATTTAATTCAATTAGCAAAAACTGTAGCTAACGCAAATCCTGCTTCACAAGTAGCTTATTCTTATGGAGATACTAAGTTAAGTTATTCTGCATTAAATGAAACTTTAAGATCAGAATTAAATGAATTAGCTAGTACTTATGCGTTATACAGAGAAAACAAAAACACAATCTTTACAATCATGGAAGAAACAATCAATGATGTTTTACCAAGAAAAGTAATGGAACAATATGGAAAATTTGCAGAAGTTAAAACTTTCGCAAATGGAGACAAAGCTAGATTTGTTCAAAAAGTAACTGCTGCAGCTAGAAGAAGAGCAAAACAATTCGTTACAAGAGTTGGTTTAGCTGGAGTATATGAAGTATTTAAATTAGATGGAAAATATGTAGATGTTCCAACTGAAGCATACGGTGGAGCTGCTCAAGTAGGATTCGAAGAATTCTTAGATGGTAGAGTAGATTTCGCTGAATTAATCGATATCATTATGGAAGGATTAGATGAAGCTGTTTACAAAGAAATCGCTAAAGCTTTAGTAGCTGCAATTGATAACTTACCAACTGCAAATGTTAAAACTGAAACTGATTTCGATGAAAAAGCTATGGATAACTTAATCCAAATCGCTGATTCTTACGGAAGATCAACTATTTACTGTACTTTAGAATTCGCAGCAACTATGGTTCCTGCTGAAGGATGGGTATCAGATAATCATAGAGATGAAAAATGGTCAAATGGTTATTTAGCTAATTATAAAGGACACAATGTAATTGTATTAGAACAATCTTATGAAGATGAAAATAACGAAAAGAAAGTTATTGATCCATCATATGCATTCATTATCCCAGCTGGAGATAATGCTAAACCAGTTAAAATTGCATTTGAAGGACCTGCTGCTGTTAAAGAAGTAGACAATCAAGATTGGTCTAGAGAATTCAGAGTTTACAAAAAATTCGGTGTTGCTACATTATTAACAAATAATATTTGTGTATATAGAAATACTGGATTAATCGATGAAGCATCTATCTAATTATAATAGATAAAAAAATAAATAATTGAGGAAGAAAGATATTATAATTATTTATAAAGATTAATTATAATAATTAATCTTCCTCTCTTTTTTATTATATTAGTTGATAAAAAAGAAAAAATATTGTATAATAAAATTATAAAGGAGATAGAAGGAGGCATAGATTATGGTTAATAAAGACAAAATAATTAATCTTACTAATAGAGATCATGGCTCAGTAGGATATCGTATTCCTGATCTTAATATCCATAGAACTTTCTCAGCTGGAGAAACTAAGAAAGTTACTTTTAATGAGATAGAACAATTATCTTGGGTTGATGGCGGAAAGGCTTTATTAAAACATTATTTAATTATTCAAGACCCTGAAGCCGCAGAAGAAATTCTTGGAGAAGTTGAACCTGAATATTTTTATACAGATAAAGATATTAAAAAATTATTAAAAGAAGGAACTTTAGACCAATTAAAAGATACTCTTCAATATG